ACAATACAATGAACGACCTCGAGGCCACCCAGAGTCTTCCACTCCTTGATGGCGTTTGTTTCTATGTCAAATACAGCAGTGTTCATCAGTCTTCAAGTTCTTGGTTTTGAGCCCATCGTGCTCCTGCTAACTTCATCGGGTCACCATCACAGCCGTATACCTCAGAAGCGTATTCATACTGTTGATACATCATTTCAATAAACTCTGCGTGCTCAACTATACGCCTGTAGCGTTCTTTATAGTTAAGTCGTTGTTTCTTGAATTTTTCACACAGTTCTTTTATTGTTGGTTCTTTTTCTTCATTCATCGTTTTAAAATGGGTTGTTGGTTTCAATAAGGTGTGACTCAGAGAGGTTACCAGTCTCTTTGTCGTAGGCCAGTGTGCAGGCAATGCCAGTCTCACCACTGAAGCGGTTCTTAAGGACTCGCACGGTTGTCTTGTTGCGGTCCTCAACCTCTTCGGCTTGCTGCGACCTTTCCAGTCCCAAAACCATGTCTGAGAGTTGGGCTATTGCTTGGGAGCCCCTAAGGTCGGACAGGCTGACTGCCCTTCCGTCTTCATGGCCTCGGCCTTCAGGACGCTTTAGGTGGCTCACAAGTAACATGGCGACCTTCGTCTCCTCAACAAGTGAACGCAGTGCGGTCATTGTGTTATCGATAAGCCTGCGCTCGTCCCCGTTACCAATACCACTGACAACGATGCTGATATGGTCAAGCACCACAAAGTCAACGTCATACGTTTTGATCATGAAGCGAATCCGATTGAGCAAACTGTCCGACGCCAGGCTGCCAAAGTGATCGTAAACGTAAAAACGACCATTGCCTACGGTTGCCTTGAAGGCCTCGTTGAACTCATCGTCACGCTCAAAGGGCTCGAGGTGAAGGCACTTGCCCATCTCCAAGCCAATCAACGACAATGCTGTGCGCTCTACCGACTCTTCAAGAGCAATGTAGCCAATGCGTTTGTCAGTTGTTTTCATGAGGTGGTGTGTGATGATCCGACAAACTTGGCTTTTACCAATACCACTACCAGCACACAACGTGACGATCTCAGAGTGCCTAAGGCCATGTGTTATTTTGTTAAGTCCCTCAAAGGGATACTCAAGGGCCTCCACGTTCTGGTGCTCCGAGATCTTGTCGTAGATGTCAGCGCCTGCCAGGATGTCATCAGGCCTCCAAAGCTTCGCGTCAAAGATCCCATTGATGATTGCTGCCTTCTGTCCGTTCACTAAGCAATCGTTAGCGTCCTTCATGGGAAGGTGAGCGACCTTACACTTGCCAGCAGGCAACAGATGGGCCACCTCCTCGACTGCCTTGCGGCCTTGCTCGTCCATGTCGAACATCAAGATCACCTCCTTGAAGCCAGAGAGCCACTCAAGGTGACGCTTGAACATCGCCTTGGCAGACTGTGAGCCAGCGCCAAGTGAAACAACAGGGTATTTCCCCCCGGTGGCACTAGCGACTGACATCGCGTCTATTTCTCCTTCAGTAACAACAACCTTAAAGTTAGGCGTTGGGTTAGCCCAGATGTTCTGCCCGAAGAAGTGGTCAGGCTTCCCTGAGCACCGGAACTCTTTGTTAGCATAGCGATACTTCTGGGCAATCTTCTGCCCGTCAATGTCGTAGTAGTTTGCAATATGGCATTTGTTGCCATTGTGGTTACCGACCTGATACCTGTATTTCCGACAGGTAGCTTCGTCGATGCCTCGGGATTCGAGGGCTTGGTATTCCCCCTCAATGAAGGGTATATTTTTATTTGTGTTGTCCATTACTATCATGGGAGGTTGTTCAGAGTCTCCCCGTTTAAAAACCCCACAAGAAAAGCACTTAGTGGAGTTGTCTTCGTTTATTGTTAATGCGTCACTGCTCCCACAATCGGGGCAGGGTTGATGATTCAACAAGGCGGTAGGTTCAGCCATTCTTTTGGTATTGCTTGTGCACACCACAAGAATCCATGCTTATCGCACCAGTCACCGTAGGTCGTAGAGCTCTTTGAGTTGAGTCGTAGGTTTGCGTTCTGGAACACAAAACGAAGGTCAACTTTGGGATGCTGCGCTCGAACTAATAGATGCTTGGTCCTGTCTGAGGGCTCAAAGTAACCTTTAACTTCCAACATTATACCACTAGGCAGTATGAAGTCAGGAGTATAGGTGCAGAGCCTCGTAAACTTTAGATTCTGACTCTCGTAGGTGTAATCAACCCCAGCCCCCTTAAGGGCCAGGGCTACACGTTCTTCGAGTTTAGAACGAAAAGGCGTCGTCGTCGGCCTCTTGTGATACCTGCGGCGTCTCATCATTAGTCAGTTCATTCGTGAAAGCCTCACCTCCAGAGAAACCATCAACAGAAGAGAATGGTTTATCGTCAGCTGAGAACTCCTTCAGGTCAATGATTTGAACACTACGCAAGCGCAGAGTCATCCCAAAGCCTTGGCTCGAGACATTCCAGAAGTGTGGCTCGACTGCCATCTTCAATTCAGAACCAGAACCAACAGCAGGCATTTGGATCTTGGTCCCTTTGGCGTTGTAAGCAGCTACACGAAACTGAAGAAGGCCTTTGGTCTTCGTCTGCTTCATTGCGTCCTGCTTGGCGTAGATCTCAAAGCTTCCCTCGTCGGTGACTCTGAGCGGGTTTGATGTTGCCTTCCTGACCTTACCGTCTTTGGCAGCACACTCAGCCTTATAAGCCTTGTCATAGAGCTCATTAATCTGGGCGCTAAACTCGTTAAAGCCAGCTTCGTCAACATGCAAGCGACACTGGTAAACTCCATTATCATTGAAGCGAGTGTCAGGGTTTTGAAGGTGTGGATATACGGCCTTCCCTACTGGTGTTACAATTACTTTACTCATTGTTCTTTTTTGTCTTTGTTGTTTTTGGTTAACTAAAGAAGTATGTTGACTCCTTTATCTTGTTTATCTCAGCATCACCAAACTCTGGTGGCACCGGGAAATCTAAATCTGGATGTTGTTCCGTTAACTGCGTGCGCCATTCATTCAATAGATCACGAGAAAAGAAGTCAACAAAAACTTCACGCAATGTCGAAGAAAGTTGGTCACACTTGTTTGAGTGGGTCCCATAACTGTCATGGATGAACGAAAAGTCATAGATCCCATGGTTCTTGTTGGCACGCACCACGGTCTCGTGAAGGGCTGACGCATCCAGGCTATGCACGACGTTAGGGCTTGCCCCGTTGACCATGCGTCTCCGACTGATAATCTCATCGTCGTCCTCGCGAAACTTTACGCACGTTGCCTTCCCACTGATGTATGTGTTTACTTGTTGGTTGTGGACCTTGTAGTATTCTTGGTGCACTGGAAACCCGGTGGGCGATACCCACGACAACGCGCGATTCTCATTAGCAATCAGCCTGGTGCAAGCTTGGAACCAGTCCATGCACTCCTTTGGCTTCTCTAAGACCGACTCAATGCCCCGCCAGACATGCTCAGCAAGCATGTGGATAGCGTAGTAGCGTTTGTCGTCGGCAAAAGGTTTGTCACGTTTCTTCCCGTGAATTTGTTCGTCATACCATTCGTTGATGTAGGCACGATTAGAATACGGAGTGAGCCCATAAGAATAGCACATTACGGGCCTCTTGCAGGTGCGCCTATCAATCCCAAAGGCCACCCAAGCACGCGCCAGTTCATCCCCGGTAGCGGCCAGGGCTTCTAAGCTTTTAAGGGCATTAGCAGCAACAACCCCATAGATGTCTTGAGGTGTTGTTGTCGGTAAAACATTCGTCGCTTCCATCCCATACGGATCACGAGTCAGCATAGAGAGAATCTGGAGGCCATTGTTGGACGCGTCCATGTTCACCGGGAGCGCACTGTTGATCTTACCGTTGAGCTTGTAGGTTGCCCATTCGTTAGCCCACGCAAGGAAAGCCCAAGGCTTGTCTGCCTCAGTCCATAACAACTCACGCTCAGGGTTCTTGGCGATCTTGATGGCGTCCTTGGTGAACGCCTCGGACCACTTCCAACGTTCGTCCAGTGTGACCTTGTCGTTACCCCACGCGTTCGCCCCGGCAACAGCAAGCCACTTGGCGTCGTTGTCGTTGGCCAGTCGCTCTGTCCGAGCAAACTGTAGGAGCCCCCGACACAGGTCGTTCCCCATGACACTCAGCGACGACGCAATGTTATACACGCGCCCTCGGAAGTCACAGTGACTCGGATAGAAGAACCGAGAGGCGCTGAGCTTCTCAGCCGTGAAGATAATCTTACTGGTGAGCAGGCGCTTCGACTTGGTGCTCGCGTTCCTCGAGTAGATCCCAGCGGCGGTCTGTCTCCACTTGCGATTACTATCATCGTTCTCATGGAAGTCATTCGGGATCTCTGGGAGCTGTTCGTCCTCCTTGCTTGGCAGGGCACCCACCTCCACGCTGTTCTGCCACGCCCACTTGGCAACACGCAACACGCTCGGATTGATTACCCATGGCGTCCCTTGGATAAGGTTACAGGCCTCCATAGGCACCTCGAGCTTGTCGTTCTCAATTGTGCGTAGGAAGTCCATGTTGGACGTCTTGATGAACGGGAGCTTTGGCAGCGCTGTGCCCTCTGTGTCATAGCCTCCCTCCCAGATTGAATCCCATGGCAACGGTGCGTCAGCGGTAGGCAGCCAGAACGGCTCGAAAAGCTCTTTGTCTTCGTTGTAGTTCTCAATCCAGTCCAAGGTCCCCTTCGATGCCGTGACGTAGCGTGTGGGCTTCTTACCCGCCTTCTCTAGGATGTAAACATACTCAATGATCCCAGTGACGTGCCTGAGTAGTTCTACCAAGGTCAAACCACAACTAAGCTTGTCGCGCCTTCGCCAGTCCGTGTAGCCTGGCATAAGGCCCTTCTCGGCCTCGTTACGCATCGAGCTCTTGATGTGCCTGCGCTGGTTGAGGAGTCCCCCACGGCGTCGCTGAGCGCCTAAAACAATTCCCTCTCCCTTGGCCTCGTTGTTCTTCACAAGGAAGTCACAGCGGTGCTGGTCCTCAACACGCGAGCCAACAAAGTGACTCACTGCTGCCATGTTCTTCTTGAGGGTAATACAATCCAGGACGGCCTTAATCACAATAAAACCAATCACTGATGGCTTCATCTCTCGGAGCCCTAACTGCCACAAGGCACTGTTCCTGTTGTCCCACCCATCAACCATCTCTTTGATGGCCTTTGAGTAAGTCGGGAGCCCTCCCCGGATCAACCTTTGCCCGTATTTCGTCTCGCTTTCCGCTTCCCGCTTCTTAGCAGACTCGATGCGAGCGCGATACCGACCAACGCCGAGGTCAACCATGTCTTGGTTGAGGTCCGACTGAGTAAGTTCTTTAACGACATCCTTTTCCTGCTCGTTCTGCATGTAATTGTAGGGCTTTTTTCATGAATTCTTGGCGGTCTCTTAGTCGCTTGATGCGCTTGGCAAGCATGGCGCACTCATCCTCGACTAGTTGTCGTCTTATTTCTTCTGCTTCCTTGTTCTTTATTAACTTTATGCTCATTACGCCTGCCTTTTAGGTAAAAACACACATATTGTCAATTTTATTCTTGACGCACCCCCGGTGCACGCTCTTAAAGTATCTCTAAGAGATCGCTAAGCAATCACTAAGCAATTGTTCTTAATGTTTAAAACAAAAGAGAACAATATCTTAAGGGATCTATAAGACACTTAAAGACACTATGAAAAATAAAGACTTCTTTACTACAACTACAACCATTTGCTTAGTGTTTTACTACGTGGTTCTTCTGGCACTCATTGTGTTCGGCTCTAAGTCGTAATCGCCGGGGCACGCTCTCAGTCAGCGCTTGGCATCTCCGGGGCACGCTCTACTATCATCCGGCCTGGCTGCAAAATCTAGTCAATCAGAGCAAACAAAAAGGGCACAAAAAAGCGCTTAGAGAAAACCCCTAAGCGCTTGTTTTTTGGTTGTTGTGATCAGCTATTTAGCAGCAACAAAGCAATTGCAATCTTTGTGCTCAAAATGACGCGTTGCTTGTATCCAATACCAACTGCTTTCTTGTCTGCTTCTGTATTTCAGAGAGGGCCTTTTAATCTCGAAGGGCTCGAGCTCATACGGAAGAGAGTTGAAGTTTTCAATAAATCTCTTTGCATCAGCTATGCTCGAAAAGGTGGCACGGTTTGACTCATAAAGAGTGAATAGTTTGTTCATGCTGTTTCCTCCTTTGAATATTGAGAAAATGCCGTGCAATCTTCCTCCCATTGGTTTGCAACGTAAGGTTGTTTTATGCGCTTTCGAGCATCTTTGAGTTGACACGGAATGCCCTCCATGAGCTTAAGAACAATCCCACACGAAACGTGGGTGATATCTGCCCCCCAGCTCATTTGCTCAGCGAATTCCTCAATCAACTTGAGTGCGTTTTGCCCTTCGAGCTTCTCGAGTCGTGCAAGGTTTTTCTTGTCGTGGTCTATTTCTTCTTTGTTCTTTTTTCTTTTGTCCATTGTTTTTTTTGTTCGTTGTTGGTTGTTATATAAGCCCCTTGAGTAAGTGGCTTCCCTTCTAGTTGGTTCTTTAATACGATATTCCAGTTGAGAGCTAAGGGAAACCCAAAGCGATCACAAGGAGGTTTGTCTTTGTTTATCTTCATTTCTCCCAATAACGCTTTATGGTTACCCATAGCGTCGCTTGATAGACTGCTGGCGCTTCGTGGAGCTTGTCAGCTTCGCTTATGGTTAATCGTTCCACGCGGTTGTATTGAGGCTTGGTGAGCCCTTCCACAATAGGCTTTCGTTTCGTTGAGCTCGTCAAACACGCTCGCATGTGCCAACGATCAATCACAACACAACGAGCCATTCTTGTGAGCTCTATGCTCTTGGCGAATGCCCAAGTTTTTGGTGAGCCATCATCGAGGGCCTTTGAGTCACCCTCGAGCAATTCCCAAGCCTTGTTCTTGTTGTTGTTAAATGTGCATACCCTCACGTCTTCAGGCTTGCCACCATCATGGTGAACAAGCGCCAAGTTCAACGCGTCTAGCTTGTTGCGTTGCCAATCGTTCATTGGGCTTAATGCGCTAATCACTGCGGACGCCGTCCAGACATCACAGCCAACTTTGTCAGCAATGAGTTGAGCATGAGCGTTCGCTTCATCATACCAATCACCCCCAAGTCTTGCGTCGCGTGCTGTTGCTCTGTCGCGCCATGTTCGGAGGTTCTTGCGGATAATACTATCACTTGTTCTTGTGAGTGATTGTTTCATTTCTTCAGCATCAGTTTGATTATAATAACCCACATGGCA